CTTTCATATTTCTCCGGGGGGAGTTTTTTCTGAAACTTTCTGATCGGAGCGCAGCCACTGCCACACCCCCTCATGTGGTTGGAAGTAGATTTCACTCCTTTCGGCTTCCTTTAGGTTATACTCCTTGTTAAAACTGCGGTTAAACTTCGAGTATCGGCTGCGTTCCTATCAGAAAGTTCGAGAAATCTTAGCGAAAGGTTGATATTCTCATGGCAAAACGAAGGAAGGTCCCGGAGGTCGAGCCTCATAGGCCTGCGGCTACGCCGGAAGCCAGAGAGAATCAACTAATTTCTCTGGCTGTTGATCTTGCGGAAAAGCAGTTACGAGAAGGAACGGCGTCCAATCAGGTTATAGTCCATTATTTGCGACTAGGAACAAAAAAGGCTAAGCTTGAGGAGCAAATGCTTGAGCAAAAAACCGAATTGGTTGCTGCTCAAACCGAAAACATGAAAATGGCGCAGCGAGTAGAGGAGTTATACTCCCAAGCGCTTGCGGCTATGCGTGTTTACAGTGGCGTACAAGTAGAGGACGAGGGTTATGATGAGTACTAGGTCATATTCCGAATTGCTAACATTTCCTTCGTTTGAAGAACGGTTTCATTATTTGGAGATAGGCGGAGTAATCGGAGAACGGTCTTTTGGTGGGAATCGATATTTAAATCAGCGCCTATATCAATCTCGAGAATGGAAACGCCTTAGGGATTCTATAATATTTCGGGATAACGGTTGCGATCTAGGTGTTCCGGGCTATGAGTTGCGGTGGAAAATAACCATACACCATTTAAATCCGATATCCGAAAAAGATTTGATTATCGCCAATCCTTGCATTTTCGATCCTGAGAATCTTATTTGCGTTTCTTACAACACGCACAAAGCATTGCATTATGGAGATTTGGAATTAGCCAACGTTGGTGTTCCTATTATAAGAAAACCAAATGACACATGTCCTTGGAAGGAGTCGTGATGGCTGGCGAAGACGTTTCTATGAGCGATAGTATCCTTACATCTATAAAAAAGCAGCTGAACATAGATTCGGATTACCACGCTTTCGACTCTGACATCATTCTATTAATAAACTCGGCGTTTGCTGCGCTTAACCAAATGGGTGTCGGGCCGGATGCCGGGTTTGCCATCTCAGATGACAGTGAGACTTGGGATGCGTTCATCTCAGATAGTCGTTTGAATATGGTCTTTCAAGAAGTGTACTTGCGAGTGCGATTGGTGTTTGATCCGCCAAACGGGAGTGTTCTGTCTTCGATGGACGCCACGTTGAAAGAACTCGATTGGCGTTTGACAGTAGCGGCCGAAGAGGTGAAAAGCAATGCCGAATGATAAAGATCTTAAAGCTGTGTTTGAAGACGATCATTCCCTTGAGCATTATGGCGTTATGGGAATGAAGTGGGGCGTGTGGAACGCCGAAACGGCTAGAAAACGCACCGGTGGTTCTGGTGGAAAATTCAAGCGGGTCAAGAAGGCTGCAGCGTCCTCTGTTCGATCTATTCGTGAAAGGAGGGCGGCTGCCAAAGAGACTAAACAAATAGCCCAAGAACAAGCGATTAAAGTTGGGCAGATGAAATCATTCAGCGCTCTTAGAAAGAAAACGCTAGCCTCTCATGATCCGGAGGTTGTCGAAAAGGGTATGCATACACTTACAGATGCTGAATTATCGGCAAAGATATCGCGGCTTAGTCAAGAAAAAGTTATTCGTGATTTGGCAAACAACAAACGCCAAGGTGTTGCTGAAACGCGCCGGAAGCAGGAAGAAGCACTAGCTGCTGAAAAGAACAGAAAAGCTTCTGGTATGGGTGCTTCTATGTTGAAAACCACGTATAACGCGACGGCAGCGTATGCCGGCAAGCGAATTGTGGATGATCTTTTCGACGCTATGCACAAAACAACGAAGGTTTAACATGCTTTATAACGACATGGTTCCCGTTTATTATGGGGCGTTTCGCGACGCGGTTGTTCGAGGGGAGATTCCCGTTTGCAAAACAATAGCCATGGAAATGGAGCGGATAGACGATCTTATAGCCAACCCGGGTATCTATTACGATCCGGATGCGGTAGAAGGCTACATTAAGTATTGTGAAAACGAGTTGACTCTTACCGATGGCGGAGATCTCCACCTTCTCGACACCTTCAAACTTTGGGCGGAGCAAATATTCGGTTGGTATTACTTTATCGATAGAAGCGTTTATGTTCCGGATCCAGAAGGTGTCGGCGGCCACTATGAGAAACGAAGAATTAAGCAACGTTTGACAAACAAGCAGTATTTGATCGTCGCACGTGGCGCAGCCAAATCAATGTATGGTTCGACGATACAATCTTACTTCTTGAACATCGACACTACTACAACAGAGCAGATTTGCACCGCCCCAACTATGAGGCAAGCTGAAGAAGTCATGTCCCCGATGCGTACTGCCATCACAAGAGCTCGAGGACCGTTATTCAAGTTCTTGACTGAGGGGTCATTACAGAATACAACCGGATCTAAAGCCGATCGAGTGAAGTTGGCTTCGACTAAGAAAGGGATTCAGAATTTTCTGACCGGTTCTATTGTCGAAGTGCGACCGATGTCGATCGACAAACTTCAAGGCGCCAGATGCAAAGTTTCAACTGTGGACGAATGGCTTTCTGGAGACGTTCGCGAGGATGTTATCGGATGCCTGGAACAAGGTGCGTCTAAGATTTCCGATTGGTTGATCGTTGGAATGAGTTCGGAAGGCACTGTGAGAAACGGTGTTGGGGACTCTATCAAAATGGAGCTAATGTCGATTCTAAAAGGCGAATACATAAACCCTCACGTCTCTATTTGGTATTATCGTTTAGACGATATCGATGAAGTTAACGATCCAGCCATGTGGATTAAGGCTCAACCAAACATCGGGAAGACCGTTTCTTATGAGACGTATCAGCTCGAAGTGGAAAGAGCCGAACAGAATCCGGCGGCCAGAAACGACACGCTTGCGAAACGCTTCGGAATTCCATTGGAGGGTTATACGTATTTCTTCACATATGAGGAAACCCTACCGCATCGTAGACAGGATTTCTGGCGTATGTCGTGCGCGTTGGGCGCAGACCTTTCACAAGGCGATGACTTCTGTGCATTCACGTTTCTTTTCCCATTAAGGCACAAATCCGGAGAAAAAGCGTTCGGTGTAAAGACACGCAGCTACATTACAGTAGACACTATGCAAAAACTTCCTTTGGCCATGAGGACAAAATATGACGAGTTCGTCGAAGAGGGTAGTTTAATAGTTCTCGATGGCGTCGTAATCGATATGGACGAAGTGTATGACGATCTAGACCAGTTCATTGAGGATTCGCAATACGATGTTCGTGCGTTCGGATACGATCCGTATAACGCTAAGGAATTTGTTAATCGATGGGAGACCGAAAACGGGCCTTACGGTTTGGAGGTTGTCCGCCAAGGTGCTAAAACCGAATCGGTTCCGTTGGGTGAGCTGAAGAAATTAGCCGAAAACCGAATGCTCTTGTTCGATCAGGAGATCATGTCTTTTACTATGGGCAACTGCATCGTTTTGGAAGATACCAATAAGAACAAGAAGTTGTACAAGAAGCGTCGCGAGCAGAAAATAGACAACGTCGCTGCTATGATGGACGCTTATGTAGCATATAAACTTCACGGCGAGGAATTTGTATGAGTTTCTCGCATTCCAAAGAATAGGAATCTAGTAGATAGGGGACCTGATTTATGGCGTACTATGGTGCCGAAGAACCGACGCCGTCAGTTGGGCGTCGGCTCAAAAACGCCTGGAACGTGTTCAGGAACAAAGATCCTTCCGATCAAACGGTCGGAGGAGTCGATGCTGGCGGTGGCGTTGTCAGCTCTTTTAGGCCTGACAAGATACGATCGTTCCATTACGGAGTTGATCAGACTATAGCCACAGCAATATACACGAGGATTGCCACCGATGCCTCCTCGGTAATAATGCATCATTGCCGTCTCGATTATATGGGCGGGTTCGTAGAGGAAATAGATTCCGGATTGAACAATTGTTTGACAGTTTCCGCAAATGTGGATCAGACCGGACAAGCGTTCTTGCAAGATGTCGTAATGTCGATTTTGGACGAGGGTGTTATAGCCGTAGTCCCTGTCGATACGATTGAGAATCCGTTGGAGACGAATTCCTATGATATCTTGTCGATGCGTGTCGGTAAGGTGACGCAGTGGTGGCCTTCCAAAGTCCAAATAGAACTGTATGACGATCGTCGAGGGGTCCGAGACTGTGTCATATTGCCAAAAGAGAAGGTCGCCATCATAGAGAACCCGTTCTACGCGATAATGAACGAGCCGAATTCAGTTCTCAAGCGATTGACTAGAAAATTGGCGTTGCTCGATGCTATCGATGAAGCGTCTTCGTCTGGAAAACTGGATCTTATTATCCAACTTCCATACGTCACGAAGTCCAAAACTCGGCAAGATCAAGCGGAAAAGCGACGCAACCAATTAGAAGATCAACTCGCAAATTCCAAATACGGCATCGGCTACATAGACGGCACGGAGCGAATAACGCAGTTGAATCGACCCGTAGAGAATAACTTGATGACCCAAATCGAGTATTTGACCCACATGGTTTACAGTCAGTTGGGCATGACCCAAGAAATACTCAACGGAACCGCTTCCGAAGAGACCATGACTAACTATTATAAGAGAACCATCGATGTCATATTATCCGCGATAGCCAAGGAGTTCTCACGAAAGTTCTTGACGAAAACTGCTCGCACTCAGATGCAAGCCATCAAATTTTACAGAGATCCGTTTAGTCTCACGCCAACGAACGCAATAGCAGATATAGCCGACAAGTTCACGAGAAACGAGATACTTTCTCCAAACGAAGTTCGCGGAATAGTCGGGTTCAAGCCGTCGTTAGACCCGAAGGCCGACGAGCTGCGTAATAGGAATATCTCGCAATCGAGCGAGGACGTTGCTGCGCAAAACGAAGGGATATATAGTAACCCGTCCGTTGCGTATGGCAAGCACATAACGGAGACTTTGTACAGGAATAATTGAAAGTGAGGTATCATGTCCAAGAAGTACAACTTCGGCGGATACGCTACCCGGAACGATTTGACATGCGCAGACGGTCGCGTAATTCGTTCTGGCGCATTCGCCGCCAACGACGGTGTGACGGTGCCGTTGGTTTGGCAGCATCGACACGATTCTCCAGAAAACGTGCTCGGTCACGCGCTTCTCGAGAATCGCCCAGACGGCGTTTACGCTTATTGCTCCACCAACGACACTCCTGCCGGCGAAGTAGCTAGAAAGATTGTCGAGCACGGTGATGTCTGCGCTTTGTCAATTTTCGCGAACCAGCTGAAGCAACGTGGCAGCGAGGTTATTCACGGAAACATTCGCGAGGTAAGCCTTGTCCTCGCAGGAGCAAACCCTGGTGCTCTCATTGACAATCTGCAGTTTGCCCACGGAGAGGATTACGAAATAATCGACGACGAGGCTGATATCTACTGCAATTCACCTATCGAGCATTCGGATGAGAATTTCGGTTCTGTGTCCGGAACCGTTGATTCTAAACCCAACATCGAAGACGTTCTGGTTCACGAAGACAGCGACGATGTTGAAGACGTCGATGGCGAGAAGAGCGTAGCCGTTGACGATTCCGATGCGGAAGTCGTTGAAGATAAAGAAGACGAAGCCATTGAACACGCGGATGAAATGTCTCCGCGAGAAGCATTCGAATCCATTCCCGAGGAAAAGTTGGATGCCATCTATTCCATTATCGGTGCTGCGGCAGGCGAAGGCGAACCTACGGATGACGCCGAGGAAGTGTTCAATAGCCTGACTGACGCCCAAAGGGATGCCGTATACCAAATAGTCGGGTCTTTGGATGAAGAAGACGAAGAAGACGATCAGGCCGAGCACTCGGCACTGGAAGGAGAAAGCATGAAGAAGAACGTGTTTGACGAGACGGTCGTCAACGACGAGCACACGCTCACGCATGACGAGATCAAGGCCATTTTCGCTGAGGCCCAGACCGGTCGCAGCCTTCGTGATGTTGTGATTGCCCACGGTATCACCGACATCGAGGTTCTGTTCCCTGAGGTTCAGAGCGTTACTGCCGCGCCGGAGCTCATCTCCCGCGATATGGAGTGGGTCGCCGATGTTCTGGCTTCCACGCATAAGACCCCGTTCGCCCGTATCAAGTCCACGGCCGCTAATATCACGGCTGACGAGGCTCGTGCGAGGGGTTACATTAAGGGAAAGAAGAAGGTTGAAGAGCAGATCTCGGCTCTCAAGCGCACCACGGATCCGCAGACTGTTTACAAGCTGCAGAAACTTGACCGTGATGACATTGTTGACATCACCGACTTCAACGTCGTCGCATGGATCAAGCAGGAAATGCGCGTCATGCTCAACGAGGAAATCGCTCGCGCGATTCTCGTCGGCGACGGCCGCAGCCCGATGAGCGACGACAAGATCAAGCCGGATCACATTCGTCCGATTTGGGGAGACAGTTCCGTGTACGTCACGTATGCTACGCTCGACCCCACGCTGACGGGCACCGCCAAGGCAAAGGCCTTCATCGAGGCGGCCATACGCAACCGCAAGTATTATAAGGGCTCGGGCAACCCGGTCCTGTATGTCGGTATTGACCTGCTGACTGAAATGCGCCTTATCCGTGACGATCTCGGCTATCGTCTGTACAAGAACGACCAAGAACTCGCTGACGAGCTGCGCGTTTCCAAGATCGTTCCGATCGAGCAGTTTGACGGCCTTACCCGCACGGTGGACGGCAACCAGAACGAGCTCGGCGGTATCATCGTCAACCTGATCGACTACAACGTCGGTGCTAACAAGGGCGGCGAGGTTACGCTGTTCGACAACTTCGACCTTAACTACAACAAGGAAGAGTATCTGATCGAGACCCGTATCTCCGGCGCTCTGATCCGCCCGAAGTCCGCCATTGCCATCGAGTTTGGCGTTTCGTCCGAGGAAACCACGGAAGAGACTACCGAAGAGACCACCGAATAGTCTCGGCTAGTCGTTTAAACGAAAGGAGCCATCATGTCTGACAAGCTTTACGGAGGCCTCCACGAGAACAAATTCCGCACCATCGCCAAGAAAGCGGTCGTGGAATATTGGAATGGAAACAAAACCATCGTCAAGAAGTTCGGCGAGATCGCAACAAAGGACGTTTACGTCGTTTGGCAGGTAAAGGCGATCCAGAACAGCAAGGCGTTGCTCGGCGTTTCGGTCAAAGAGGATGGGCTGTACTTCGAATTCACTTATGCCGGCGACGAGAAGCAGGCTTACCTTGATGTCTACAAGAAGCAGACGAAAAAGGTCTTCAAGTATTAAGGCGGTTCAAAATGGCGAAGTTTTACGGTGAGATAGGTTTCTCCGAAACGGTCGAAACCTCGCCCGGAGTCTATGTCGACCAGATAGTGCCCCACCCCTACTACGGCGATATCGAACGACAAGGGCATCGATGGGAGCAAGGCGAGAGTATCAATGACGATTTGATCGTTAACAATTACATCAGCATTGTAGCCGACGACTTCGTCCGTGAGAACGCAGGCAAGATGAAATGGGTGTCTTTCTTGGGATCTAAATGGAAGATTCGAAGCGTTGAGATGGAATACCCAAGGATCAAGCTGACTTTGGGAGGCGTTTGGAATGGCGACTAGAATGGATTTACACGAGCTTCTCGTAGAGAAACTCGGTGCAGATCGGGTTTATTTCCAGCCTCCCGAGTCGGTTAAGATGGTTTATCCGTGCTTTGTCTACTCGATAGAAAACATTCCGGTTGAATACGCTGATGACTCTAATTACAAGCTTAACGATCGGTATCTTGTAAGATATATAACGCGAGATCCAGATGACGAGCTTATCGATTGGTTGAAATGGATTCACGGTTTTTCTTTTGAACGGCATTATGTCGCGGATAACCTACACCATTACGTTTACGTTTACACTTTCTACTAAGGAGGATTTGCCATGGCAAAACTCAGTTGGGATGAGAACGGTCAGCGACTGTACGAAACCGGTACTCGCCGCGGTGTTCTGTTCCGCAAGACGGCTGGCGGCACTTACGGTGTCGGTGTTGCTTGGAACGGTCTTACCGGTGTTTCCGAGTCTCCGTCCGGTGCAGAAGAGACCGCGCTTTACGCCGATGATCAGAAGTACCTGTCCCTATTCTCTGCCGAGGAATTCGGTTTCACCGTTAAGGCTTATACGTATCCTGACGAGTGGGGTCTGTGCGACGGTTCTGCAGAGGTTGCTTCTGGTGTTACTGTCGGGCAACAGGTTCGTCGCGGTTTCGGCATGTGCTATCGCACGGTTCTCGGTAACGACGAACAGGGCGAGAACTATGGTTACAAGCTGCACATCATCTACAACGCGACAGCTTCTCCGTCTTCTCGCGAGTACGCGACCATTAACGATTCGCCGGATGCGATCGAGATGTCGTGGGATTGCAAGACTACTCCGATCAACTTCGATGATGATATGAAGCCGACCGCGTTGCTCGTTGTGGATTCCACTAAGGCTGATGCTACCAAGCTTGCCGCCCTCGAGGCTATTCTTTATGGCACCGAGCTCAGCGATCCGCGTCTTCCGTTGCCGGCAGAAATCATCGAATTGATGACCACCGGCGAAGAGACGACCGAGGAAACCACGGAATAGTGAATTTCTGGAAACCGAAAGGAGTACGTCATGTACAAGAAAGCAATCACTTACACCGATTATAACGGCGTTGAGAGAACCGAAGACTTCTATTTCCATCTTTCCAAAGCAGAACTGGCCGAAATGGAATTATCTAAGGTTGGTGGGTTTAACGAGTACATTCAGCGAATCATTCAGGCCGACGATCGAGAAGAGATTGTCAAGAACTTCAAGGATATCATCCTTAAGAGTTACGGTGTGAAAGACGAAACTGGCAAACGCTTTGTTAAGTCGGAAGAGCTCGCCACAGAATTCTCGCAAACAGAGGCTTATAGCGAGCTGTTTATGGAACTATTGCTGAATACCGACTCGGCCATAGAGTTCATCAACAACGTTGTTCCGAAAGAAGTGAAAGAAAAAGCGGAAGTTGAAGCTAAGCGGTTGGAGGGGTAGTACATGCTTGAGATTGACGTTCCCGCTAGCGAACTGTACATCGAAGATGAGGCTCGGTTTGTGGAGTGTCCAGCCGTTAGACTTCGTTTAGAGCATTCGCTGTTGTCCATTTCAAAATGGGAATCAAAATGGAGAAAACCTTTCCTTGATAGCAAGGTTCAAAAGACTCGCGACGAGTCTATCGACTACGTTCGATGCATGACTTTGAACCAGAACGTCAATCCGTTGTGTTACAAAGGTATAACCGGGGAAATGCTGGAGAAAGTAAACGCGTATGTCAATGCTGATTTGACGGCAACGACTTTCTCCAGCGTACCCGATCACTCTCCGAATCGCCAAGTAGTGACATCAGAACTCATCTATTATTGGATGGCTGGTTACGGAATACCGATAGAATGCCAAAAATGGCATTTAAGTCGTTTGCTGACGCTTATACGCATTTTCGATATAAAGTCTGGAAGACAGAAGAAGATGAGTGCTAGCGAAATCATGGCACAAAACAGATCGCTAAACGAAGCGCGTCGGAAAGCGGCTAAATCGAGAGGTTAAATGCTATGCGAATCGTCTTGAAGAGCCGAGGGGATTGGAGAAGAACGCGTCAGTTTTTGAAAAAACTAAGCGAAGAGGATTACCTAAAGGTTCTTGATTCCGCCGCTCAAATGGGCGTTGAAGCTTTAGCGTCAGCCACACCGAAAGATAGCGGTTTGACGGCATCGTCTTGGGAATATCGAATCATAAGGGATGGTTCTGGTACCACCATAGAATGGGGAAACACCAATCAGGCATCTGGTTGGTTTAACGTTGCCCTGGCGTTGCAGTATGGTCATGGTACGGGGACAGGCGGTTATGTTAAAGGTTACGATTACATAAATCCGGCTATTAAACCGGTTTTCGATAATATAGCGAAAATTGTCTGGGAAGCGGTGATATCTTCATGAGTTCTTCTGTGGATACTCGTGTAGTCGAGATGCAATTCGATAACGCCTCTTTCCAGAAGGGCGTTGCCGGAACGATGGCATCTCTCGAGCAACTATCTGACAAGTTGGATAGTGGTTGTATAGGGAGTTCCGGGTTAGATAAGTTAAAGGCGGCTATACAAGGAGTCAATTTTGATTCTATCGGAAGCGGATTGGATGGATTGCTGTCCAAAGCGAGCTCCGTTTTCAGTGGAATCACTGGTTTTGTTGGAACGTTGTCGAAAACAGTTGCTGGTGTGTCCGGCCTTGCTGTTTTGGGTGGCGGTATAGGCGCCATCGTCCAAGCAATAACAGGCGGTTCTCAGCGTGCCACGAACATCGAAAACGCTCGATTCATGATCAAAGGTTTAGGCAAAGACTTTGAGACTTTGTCTGATGATATCAACTACGCTGTTGATGGAACCGCGTATGGCTTTGACGCGGCTGCTAACGCTGCTGCCCAGTTCTCTGCTTCTGGCATAGAAGCCGGAGACGATATGAAGAAAGCTTTGCGTGGTATTTCTGGCGTGGCGGCTATGACAGCGTCCGATTATGAATCGATATCGCATATTTTCACTGCGGTTGCCGGTCAAGGTAAGCTGATGACCATTCAAATGCGGCAGTTGGAACTTCGAGGCATGAATGCCGCTGCTACGTTAGCTAAATACCTCGACACCACCGAGGAAAACGTTCGTGAAATGGTTACGGAAGGCAAAATCGATTTTGCAACGTTTTCTGCAGCAATGGATGATGCATTTGGAGAACACGCTAAAGAAGCAAACGAAACCTTCACGGGCGCTGTCGCTAACATGAAAGCCGCTCTTAATAAGATAGGCGCTGATTTCTTCACACCGATTCACGAAATGGAACGCCAAACGGCTCTCGGTTTTAGGCTTTTCTTTAATTCGATTCGCGAGGGTTTGAAAGATACTCCATGGGATTTGGCTGAAAAACGCATAAACGACGGGCTGAAGAAGCTATCGCCAGATGCATCGCTGTCTAAGCTTTTCGATGCATTCCCAATGTTGGAGCGTGGGAAGACAACCGTTCAGAGTTTTAGCGACAACATGACCGAGTTAGGCTCCAACATATATTCGGGCTTTGAAAAACTTTACAATTCTGGGACGATACAAACGCTTGTGTACGGGTTTACGTCCATAAACGATGCTCTCTTTCATGGGTTTAACGTAAACATATCCGCGTTATTTTCAGCGTTTATCGATAAACTTACTCAAGTGGATTTATCCGGATTTATTGCTGGCGCAAAGGATCTCGGAAAGATTCTTACAGAATTCGCAGATATGTCTGCGTCTCAGATGCCTTATGTCGTTGAGATATTTGCCAACCTTATACAAATCGCGTTTAATTTAGGCAACGCTCTAGCTTCGTTCTTAGGACCGTTGATTTCAAACGTCGTTTCCGCAATAAGCGATTTCTTCGGGATAGACTTAGGCGAGGGCGCAAGCTTCTTGGAAACCCTGGCCGCTTGGACGGATCGACTTGTCGAAATTACTGGCAATCTGGGCAAATTGGACTTTTCTAGTTTCTCGGCTTTCATAGATTCTGTAAAGGAAGTTTTCCTTGGCGGGTCTGCATCAGAGGGTACGTTCGCTGGCAGTATGGTTGATCGCATTAAGTCGTTCTCCGACTCATTAACTGGGCTTGCTCCTTCTACTGGCGCCGGGGTTGTAGTTTTGATGGATAAACTTTCGACAACCTTTGAACGGTTGGGGAACTCCGCAAATCATTTCTTGGGTGATGCGGCATCAAAGATTACAGATTTCTTCAAATCATTGACTTCGGCTAAAAGCGATCCTAAGGAAGCGGCGGAGTCTATAATAGACGGTTTCGGTTTTAACGATCTTCTACCGCTGTTATCCATGGCTATAACAGGTTTGGTTGCCGGCATTGGTTCTAAATTGGTGTTCAGCCTATCACGAGTGTTCACGACAATTGCCGATTCTACCGAATCGATCGTTTCTTTGCCTAAACAGTTGGAGAAGATAACAAACGCCGTTTCGGGATCGTTGACTCGGTTAGGTAAAGCGATAAACAAGTTCGCAACGGCCGAACTCATAAAGAGCGTTGCCATGTCGATAGGTATCTTGGCTGCATCGTTATGGTTGTTGTCGACAATAGACCCTGAAGATTTGGTGAAGGCTGGCGTGGCGCTTGCGGCGATAGCGGTTGGTCTTGGTGTTTTGACGTTTGCCATAGGCGCCATGGCTAAGTCATTCACAAAAGGAATGAGCGTTAAAGATATCGCAGCGTTTTCTGCTACTTTAGTCGGTATAGGTATTGCCGTTACTGCTATGGCGGGAGCAATATTGATTTTAACCGCAGCGGTTGCTTTGCTCGGCATGCTCGATACAAATCGTTTGGTCGCTGGTGTAGCAGCGGTTGCTGCGTTGTTGGTGGCATTGGGTTTGGCGGTTAGATTATCGACTTCGATTAAGACAAACCCGGTTGCTTTGGTTGGGGTTGCTGTGGCTGTGCTCGCATTGGCTGCAGCTATGGTCCCAATAGTAGCAGCGGTTGCGGCTTTGAGTTTTATCCCGTTTGCTAATTTGATTCAAGGACTATCTAGTTTCTTAGTTCTGCTAGGCGCGGTTTTGTTGGCGTTAGGCGTTGCAGCAACTTCGTTGGAGGGCTCGGAGATAGCTAAAGCAAACGGGTTTGCTGCTGCTATAGGATTATTAGCAGCAGCCATGATTCCAATTGTGGCTGAAGTCGCTGCGCTTAGTTTTATACCTTGGGAAAATCTAGTTGTTGGCTTAGGAAGCTTTGCGGTATTATTGACATCGGTGTCATTAGCTCTTGGGTTGGCGTCTCATGCTTTAACCGGTGGAGAGATAGTCGAAGCTAATGCTTTTGCTATAGCCATAGGGCTTCTTGGGGCGGCTATGATCCCAATAGTGGCCGCCGTGGCTGCTCTTGGCGCGTTGCCCATGGAGAATGTCATATTTGGTTTGGGGACTTATGTGCTGTTGCTATCCACGGTTTCTGTTGTCCTCGGCCTTGCTGCTACTACATTAGAGGGTTTGGACATCGCTAAGGCTGCTGGATTTGCCGTATCGGTTCAGATGTTGGGTGCTGCGATGCTTCCAATTGCGGCAGCAATAGCAATGCTGGGCGCGTTACCTGTGAACAACATTGTTGTTGGCCTTGTGTCCGTTGTGACTGCTTTAGGCGCTGTTACCGCCGTCGGCGTTGTAGCATCTAAATTTATAGAACCCACTACGGTGCTTACTTTAATGGGTATTGGCGGTTTGCTCACGTCGTTGGGTACTGCGTTGTACAGCATAGCTAATGCGGCGGCTATACTATCGGCACTACCGTCAGAAGGGTTGGGCCAAGCGGTTGACGCGTTGATGCAAATGGTAGCCGCGTTCACCGTGATGAGTGTCATATCCGCGCTAGTGTCGACTGACATTGATTTCTTGGGCTTGACGGCGAGTTTGACGGCTTTCGGTGTGTCGCTGGCTGTCATAGCTTCGGCTATAGTGATGCTGGCTGGATTGCCCGTTGATGGCGTTCAACAAGCAGCGATAGCGTTTACTGTATTAGTGGCTGCGTTTGCCGCTTTAACTGCTGTTATCGGTCTTATACCAAATGCTGATATTGCGGTTCTTTCTCTTGGGGGATCGATTGCTTTATTGGGAGTTGGGCTCATCGCGACAGCTGCTGGTGTATTCTTGTTTGTTGCTGCTTTGGCTACTTTAGCGTCTTTAGGGCCTGAAGCGGCTACTAGAATCGGTGATGCGTTTATAGTTATGGCGCAAAAGCTTGCCGAAGCTATGGTTGCGTTTAGTAGCACATTAAAGGAACACTCTTCCGAAATAGCGTCTGCTACTGGAGAAACAGGCATTGCTGCGGCAGAAGGTTTTGCGACAGCCGCCCCGGCATTCGCAAATGCTGGTGTTCAGGCGATCGTGGCGTTTGCAGCAGGGATCGGCCAAGAAGCAGGCGCACTGGCTTCTGCTGGCTTGCTCGTTATAGAAAATTTCTTGCTTGGATTTGCGAGTGGCGTTGGTAAAGTTATAGATGCTGGTTCGCAGTTAGTTATCATGACCATAAGCGGTATTGGTGATACCATTCGCAATAATGCAAGCATGCTTGGGGACGCTGTAGGCAATCTTGTGAACTCTTTGCTTTCAGTTCTTGGTAACATGCTGGCTGATGGAATAGAGAATTTGCTTGGGCCCAACCCGGTATCTGACGCTATCCGCGGTTGGTCTGATAATGCCGCAGCTGCCGCTGAGGATTGTTCTCAGCGTGTTAATGATGCGTTTGAAAAGAAGAATGCCGAATTGCTGGTCAAGCAAGATTCTACTATGAGCAAGATGGCCGACATCACATCTTCTGGCGGAGGCAAAGTCGCTGACGCTGGAGAGAAATCTGCTCAGAGCATGTTCGACGGCATATCTGGCGTTCTTGACTTGTTGCCAGAAGAGCAACGCGGGTCTGTGCAAGAAAGTCTTAATGCCATTTCCGGATTGACCGGCAATGCACAAGGCGTTGGCTTGGACATAGGCTATGCGGAATCGGACGGTGTCATATCTGGAATCGACGAGAAATCCGGTGAGATTGAAAGTGCTGCACAAGCCGCTATTGACGGAGCAAATAACGTTGACACGGACGGTTATGGCGTTGGTTCGAATTTCGGCTCTGGTGTTTATAGCGGCATTGATTCGTGGATCGGCAGCGTTTGCTCGAAAGCAGCAGAAATGGTTCGCCAGGCGAAGGCTTCTGCTAATTCGGAGCAAGACGCTCAATCACCTTCTCGCGATATGATGAAATCCGGAGGTTGGTTCGCTCAGGGTTTCATGATCGGTATTCAGAAAAATACCGACGGCGTTGTGCTTGCAGCCGCTTCGATGGTTGCGCAAGCCAAGGAACCCGTCGAAGGTATCGCTTTGGCCATGTCTTCGATGATGGACGGAATAGATTGGGATGCCCAGCCGGTTATAACTCCGGTTCTGGATACTTCTCAAATCGAAGACGGGTTGTCGTTAATGGACGGATTGTTCCCACAAACTCAGATTCTGTCTGCTGCCATGCTTGGGCGCATGCAGCCTGCCATGGCGTTTGCCAGTGGCCCGACTGGAGACAATTACGATATAAACATAAACCTCAATTACGACGCCACAGACGATGCGACGGCGCTTGCCCGAGGTGTGGCCCGTAATCTTAATGCAATCATGGACATGAGGGGGTAGCATGAAGCGAGTGACCGGCAAAGTGTCCGCCCTCACGCTTGAGAGGGACGGCAACAAGATAAAAGCTTCTTTCAAGGTGCCGTCATGGATGTCCGACACGAGCCGAGATGATCACGCGTGTTGGATAGATCACGAGCTTCGTCTTGATAGGCTTAACTCCAATTACGTTCCGATTAGGACTACTGGAATGTACGTCGGCGCTTGGAACGGCCCCGATATTACCAAGACCGGAGCAGATCGTTACTGGATTCGAGGTCAGGAACGTAGTTCCACAATCGAGAAGAATTACGATCGCTCGTGGTTCCACCCGTTGAAACTGCATGTTTACTGCAACAAGGTGGTCTGGGGGGCTTTCGGCGGTAACGGAGTTGTAGGTGACGGTTGGGGCGCGTCCATGCAGAATATTGGCCCTATCGTATGGGCACAGAGGACCATAGGGTTGCCTCGCAAACCTAGCATTTCGTGGGCGTACGATCAATCCAACGCCAAAGCCACCGTTACTATTCGAACCGACGAGGGCGCCGACTGGAACGAGCGTTACGATACCATGTATCAAGTGGTTATACGCAAGGCCGACGGTAAAGAGGCGACTTTACGTAAATGGACGGCATCTCGCGCGACAGAGATAAACGCCACCTTCGATTTGTCGCCTTATCTCGGCAGGAACATGGGAATCGGAAAGTACATCACAATTAAATGCCAGGCGTATGCTCGCGGTATGGCCGGTGATAATCCCTCTCCGGCGAATCCTGTTACTGTGACGCGTTCCGTATATTGGCCCTCCGCGGCAACTATTGGCGCTATTACCTGTAGCAGCAAATCCAACACCGGGCGTATCACGGTTTCCGTGACGCCGGGAAAAGCGTTCGCGTCCACAACCCAATTGCAGCTTCAAAGGGCTTCTAATGTAGACAAGAATTGGAATGGTTCCGGAGGATCATGGTCTGATGTCAGCGGAGCAACCGATAACGGAGATTGCTCGGCTCTTTACGACACTTATCGCGACGTCGATCCAGAGCCGGGCGTTTACACTTTTTACAGGGTCAAGTCTACCCGTGATCAGTACACCCAATACAGCGCCATCAAACGGGCGGATTGTCTATACACGGCTAAGCCGAAATACTCTTGTTCCGCCACCGTTGGAATCGTGAGCGTGACGCCTACTTCGAGCGGCGACGCAGCCGTCGTCGTGATGGGGTGGTCCGATGCCACGTCAAATTACGGTTGGGAGCTTTCTTGGTCTGATAACAAGGGCGCGTGGAATTCCACGACGACGCCGACTAAGATCGAATACGATCCAACCTCCGGCATGGCCGAGCACGATTCATCTAGCAAGTCGAAGAGTTATAAGCAGACGAAAACGCTTCGGATTGACGACTTGACCCCAGGGGCCACCTATTACGTGCGAATGCGTCGTAAACGTGAAATCGATTCGACATCGCATTACAGCGCGTATTCGACTATATTCAGTTTCACGACGGAAAGCGCGCGAGATGACCGCTGCGGCATTATCTCGATGGCTCCCTGGGCGAACGGCACAGCATGCACTGTCGTGGTCGGCTACACCGAGGACGTCGCGAACCAGCTCACCGAGCTATCGTGGTCAACATCATCGGGAGCGTGGTCGTCCGCCAGTATCGACCCGTCGTCCGACACCTTCCCGACCGTAGGCGAGAACTCTTCGACTAAATGGAAGAAGCAGGTCACGCTCTACCTCCAAGAACTGACAAGCGGCACGACGTATTATGTCCGGGCTCGGCGCTGCAAGACGGATGACGGCACGACGACGGGCACGATCGTTTCGTACACGCCGTACAGCGACAGCCAGAGCTTCAGGACGGAATCTGCCGCCGACGACAAGTGCGGCATCATAAGCATCGAGCCAGGTACGACGGGGACGACCGCGAAGGTTGTTGTCGGGTTCAAGGAGGACAACCAGAACACTGGCACGGAGCTCCAGTGGTCCACAGACAGCGCGGCATGGCAATCGAACGTGTCGCCCGAGTCATTGAACGCGACTTGGCCTCGCAAGGAGTACGCGGGTTCCAATTGGACGTATTACCAGAACATCTACTTGCGCAACCTGACCCCTGGCAAGACGTATTACGCATATGCGCGGCGCTACTTCGAAGCGGGCGGCAACACGACGCGCACATCCTGGTCGAAGCGCGCCACGTTCAAGACGCCGAGGGTGACCGCCACAAACGACAAGTGCGGCATCGTGAGCGTCACGCGGCATTCAGATGGCCTAGGGGCAAACGTTGTCGTCGGGTGGACGGAGGACACCGCTAACGACGGCACGGAGCTGACGTGGTCAACCGATAAGGACGCATGGCATTCGAACCAGCAGCCCAACAGTTTGCAGGCCGATTGGTCTGACAATGTCAGCCGTGACGAGAATTGGAAGAAAACGCAGCTCATATCCCTTCATGGGCTCGAGAGGGGGGAGACTTACTACATACTCGCTAGACGCTATCGCAATGATGATGAGGGCGAGACGTTTTCCCCGTATGCAACTATGTGTTCGATAACGCTTCCTGCTGAGAAAACCGATGAAGACGTCCGCTGCGGGCTTGTCAGCGTTACGGGGCAAAGCGACGGAACAAGCGCGGTTGTTGTCGTCGGCTGGGATGGCGACCACACCGGTTGCGAAGTGACTTGGTCTAAGGATCCGAACGCTTGGGAATCGAGCGATCGGCCTTCGTCTATGACGCTAGATTGGCAGGATGCGGAGAGCAAGAGTGAAGATTGGTCGCATACATCCACGTGCTATTTGCGCGGTCTTGAGGAAGGCGTCACGCATTATGTGAAAGCCAGGAGCTATTACGAGCATAACGGCACGACATGGAGCGATTATACAGGCGATATTAGCGTGACACCGTATGGCGCTCCTTCGTCTGTGTCGCTCAACGCCCCGGAAGCAGTCGCTCGCGGT